TCAGCTTGGGCAACATGGTCTTCTGCTTTCTGCTGAACAACTGCGCTCTGAAGCTTTATTGAGTCTTTGTATTTGTCAAAAACCAGATTATCTACGTGATGCATAAACGCAACCGCGATAGCAATAGTTCCAACAAACCCAATTAAACCACCAATAAGCTTGTATTGCGTTGGAATAATCATTATGTCTCCTTAACTCGAATATTTAGTCAATGAAAATGGCACCCGAAGGTGCCAAATTTGAAAAACAAGTGAAACTTAGTGCGAGGAATGCGATACAACTGCACTCATTGCTTCTGTATTTGCTTTTGGAACAACAACAGTTACCAAAGCAGTAAGAACACCCACTAAGATGATACCGCAAGCACCATAAACGACCTTCTGCAACCAGGAAACGTTTTCTTTGACCTGCTTGAGCTCTTCTTTTGTTACGAATTTGTGATCCAACTCAGTATGCAAGTCTTTAATGGACGCTGCCATTTTGTCTTCCAAACTTTTCAAGTTGGATTCCATGCTCTTTTCAAGTTCCTTAACGATAGGTTCAATGGCTTCCATTTTCGTCAACAACTTAATAAGAATATCACGTTCGTTGCGACTAAGGCCGCCAGATTCGATATCGCTCATAGAAACTCCTTACATTATGTTACGAGATATTTATAGATTACTCTTCACTTGAAACGGCTAAATACTCAGTCAGTGGAAACAAACATTGGCATATTTCTTAGTCTCCTAACTAAGCGGGGCGTGATAGGTGCAGACCCTTCACGCCCTTTTCTTTTGAGCTATAAATATGACGTGAAAGTCATAAAGCTGCGCGATATGGCTTAATAATCATAATCTTCGGAGAAGAAATGAGCGAAAAAGATGAAAAAACAGTGCAAGAAGCAGAAGGCACTGAAGAAAAACAAGGACGAGGTCGTCCTAAGGGTTCTATTAACAAGCGTTCAGAAGCATTTCGTGAGATGGTGCTTAATTTGAGCCCTAATTACAAGCATCCTGGCGAGATTCTGATGGAAGCGGCAAACAATGAAGAGTTGCCGATTGAATTACGACTGATGGCAGCTGAAAAGCTTATGCCATATCTTGAACCAAAGTTGCGCGTTCAAGAGATTACGGCTGCTGTTGATGCAAACAGTACTTTTACTGGTGTGATCTTTAATGCTGTTCCTCCAACACCAGATTGGAAGGACGAAGAAGGCAACAGCAATGAATAAGCAGATTAATCTGTCATTGATGCCATACCAGCAGCCATTTGTTTATGACGTCACCACTCCTATTATTGGTTTTAATGGTGGCATGGGTATGGGAAAGTCTGTTGCTTCCGTTAATCACGCATTTGTGTTGAGCGCAATCCACGCTGGTAAAGAAGGAGCATTGCTTAGTCCTACTTTCGGTATGACCCAGCGTAACTTGGTGCCTTTGTTCAGAAAGTTAGCAGAACAAACAGGTGTTGAGATCCATGGTTTGAAGAGCAAGAAGCCTGACGTGTTGGAAATCAAGTGGGGAAACAAGACAAGCACCATTCATCTGTCGGTATCAGCTGAAAACCACGATCGTTTCAACGGTATGAACTTGGCATGGGCTGGTCTTGACGAAGCCGACAAGTGCAAACCTGAAGAAGTTGTATTGGCAGTTGAACAGATGGAGTTTCGTGTTCGTGATGCAGTTAATCCGTATCCAGCACAAATCTTTATCACGTCAACACCAGAAGGCCAAGCTTTCATGTATGACTATTTTGTTCTCAACGACAATGAATTCAAGAAGTTGTATCGTGCAAAAACGGCAGACAATTATATGCTGTCGCCAAGTTACTTAACACGTCTTCGTAAAGCAATTCCAAAGCATAAACAAGAAGCTTACTTCAATGGCGAGTTTGTCAGCCTGACTGATGGCAGCGTCTATCGTTGTTACGACAGTATGCACAACAAGACTGATCTAACAATCAATGATATGACTGATGGTGACGCGCTATGGGCAAGCTTTGACTTGAACTACGGTGGTATGAGCTGTGTTGTGTTTCTAGTTCGTCAAGTTGGCAAGAAAAAGATGGTTTATGTCGTAAAAGAGTACATGGGTATTCTTGATACGAAGGTTTTGCTTGATAAGCTGAAAGCAGAATTGCCAATCGATAAATTATGGATAACGTGTGATCCTGCTTGTACGCAAGCATTGCCAATTATCAAAGACAGTGGCTTGAAGCAGCGCATTATGACTAGCTCACCACCTATTGAATGGCGCGTTACGGCGGTAAACAATAAATTCAGTAATCCATTGGATGAAAAACCTGAGCTGTTTGTCAATCCAAGAACTTGTCCAGTTATCAACAAGTGTCTATTGATGCAACAGTATATCAATGGTGAACCTGATAAGAAAACAAAAATCCCAGAAGCAAAAACAGACGTTTCTGGTCCTGTTGATGCACTTGGTTATGGCATGTATTTGCTGTTCCCTTACAACCCACCAGGTAATTCACGTCCTATTAAGCTTAGAGGTTTCTAAAAGATGGCTAGTAAAATTGACCCAACAGTCCAACACCCAGATTATCCAGCGCTGTTGGCAAAATACCAAACAACGCAAGATGCGTTTAATGGCGACGTAGCCGAATACGTCGAAAAGATTCCTGGCATGTCAGTTGATGCATTCCAACAGTATTGTGGACGTGCTGCATACTTCAACTTGGTTGAACGTACAACTCAAGCAATTATTGGTTCGATGATGCGCAAGCCGTTCAAGCTTGCGGGTATGGATCAATTCCCAGTTACTGATTTTGAATCTGCTGATGCATTTTTGCAAGACGCAATTCGAAATGAAATGATCGGTGCTCGCACTTGCATTTTGGTTGATGTTGATCCTGCTTCTGGTAAGTCAAAGCTGATCTCTTATGACGCTTGTGATGTTATTAACTGGCTTGAAGGCAAGTTTTACATTATTCAACAATGTTCATTGGTTCAAGACCCAGATAATCCATATCAACTAGTTGAACAAAACAGTTGGCTTGAGCTTTATCTGGATGAGAACGGTCTTTACGCTTCACGCGTTTGGACATTGGCTGATAAGAATAACAACACTTACGTTTCTGAAGATCAACCACAATTGCTTGTCAACGGTAAGCCAATTAACTACATTCCGTTCTTTGTTGCAAATCCGTATGACAATACTTGGTGTGGTGTTTTTAACCCACCACTGTTTACCCAAGCAAGTTTGAACCTGCAACACTACAAGCTTTCACTTGATATTGCCCATTACTGCCGCCACATGGCTTTGCCAACTTTCACCATCATGGGTGATATGGCAACATACAGCGACGACAACGGTACACAATTTCAAGCACAAGTTCGACTCGGTTCAACTGAAGATGCTTTGCACTTGGCACAAGGTTCTCAAGCCAAATATATTGAAGTAAATGGCATGAGCTACGCTTCACTGAAAAGTGAACGCGATCACATTGAAGAAAACATGTATGTGACTGGTTCTCGTCTGCTTATGACAAAGCGTGGCGTCGAATCTGTAGAGGCTCTGAGCTTGCGTTCAAACGCAGAGGGCGCAGTACTGGAAACTGTCACGAATGCCCTAGAAAGCGCTCTTAATCAAGCCTTGGTGCTTTGCGGTGAGATTGACCGAAGCACCACTGTGCCAGTCATCACTTTGAACAAGGACTTCTCTTCATCAATGATGGAAGCAGCTATGGTCAATTCACTGTTGCAGCTTTATGTTGCTGGTGCGATTACGTTGGAAGAATTCCAACAACGTTTGTTCGAAGGTGAAGTTATCGGTGAACCTGGTGCAAATAACGACCAAACCGGTGATAATGATATTACTGGCAATATCGAATTATAAATAGAAACGCAGGGCGTCAATGACGACGCCCTAACAAATTTTGACTATCGGAGATCGTCAAATGACATTGAAGTTTAAGACAAATGAAGTTCCGGCGGAACTTGAGGCTTTTTACAAGCAATCAGAAGATGGCACCTATGTGCTTGATGTTGAAGGTGCTGTAGAAGCAGCTGAAGTTGAAAAACTAAAGCAAAAAGTTAAAGAATTTAGGGAAAACAACAGCAACCTGCTTAAGACAAACGCTTCCCTTTCCGCGTTTGAACAAGTAGTGGGTGGCTTGGGTAACATTACTCCTGATGCACTTAACTCAAAACTCGACACACTAGCAGCTCAACGTGCTGAATCCATGGTAACAACCATGAAAGCCAAATATGAGGATGAGCTGAAAGTGCTTCGTGACGGACATGCAAAGGCAAGCGGTCAACTTTCAGAATTGCTGCTCGGCCGTGAAGTCCAAACAGCAGGCGTGAATGCGGGTGTAGTTCCTTCCGCATACGACGACGTGCTGCGCAGAGCAAAAGACGCCTTTGAAATTCGTGAAGGGGTTGTTACGTACAAGGGTCAATCTCTTGACGCCAATGGCCAACCATACACGGTAAATACATGGATGTCTGAGCTCTCAAAGAGCGCAAGCCATCTTTTTGCACCAAGCCAAGGCATCGGGGCAACAAGAAACGTAAGAGCGCAAGCACCAGCGCAAAAACAAATGACTTCTCACGAGAAGTTGATGAGTGGCGTTGGACAACTCGGTTTGACAAGTTCGCCAAAACGTTTGTCATAATTTTAATTTTTGAATATCTCCTAGGAGTTTTAAATGGCAACATTTACACTTGCTGATGCACAAAAGCTGGGTCTGAATGACCTGCAAGCTGGCATCGCTGAATCAATCGTTACTGTTGCACCAGCTATCGGTGCGCTTCCTTTCATGAAGGTCGCAGGTAACGCATACGCTTTCAACCGTGAATCACAACTGATCAGCGGTCAAGCAGTCGCAGCAGACGGTACAATCACAGACAGCACAGAACTGCAAACCAACCTGGTTAACGTTCAACTGTCAGCAATTTCAGGCCAATCAGATATCCCTAACGCAGAACTGCGTCAGCGTATCGGTGAAAACGCAGGCAACGACCTGGTTGCAATCCACCTGAAGGCAGCAGCTAAGGGTGTCGCTCGTGAGTTCCTGCAACGTATCATCACAGGCACAGTAGCAAACAACGGTTGGGACGGCCTGGACGCATTGCTGGCATCAGCAGCATTTGCAAGCCAAGTTGAAGATGCAGCTAACGGTGCATTCTCACTCGACCTGGTTGACGCAGCTATGTCACGTCTCGACGTTCGCCCACAGTATTTCATGGGTAACGGTAAGGCTGAAGCAGCTTTCAAGAAAGCAATGCGTTCAGCTGGTGGTGTTGACACAGTCGAACTGAATGGTGTGTACTTCACATCATACGACGGTGTTCCATTCATCCGTAACGACTACATTCCATCAGATGTGGTTTCCGGCACAGCTGGCAACCAAACAAACATCTACATGGGTACATGGGGTGACGGTACAAACCTGGGTGGCGCAACATGCCTGACTTCAGCATCTGCTGATCTGTTCTCAGTTCAGAAGTTTGACCAACTGGAAGGCAAGGACGCAACACGTATTCGCGTGATCATGGACGGCGCGTTCACAGTGTTCAGCCCACTGCAAGTGGCTAAGCTGGCTAACGTCACAGTCTAAAGTTAATGGCGATGAAAGTCGCCATTTTCTGAAATAAATATGGGGTCAATGGGGAAACCTTTTGACCCCATCATTCAAGGAACAAAATATGGCTATTACACTTGCTGTTGACACATATATTGAAGTTGCAGATGCTCTTCAATACGCAGAAGATAATGGACTTGACATTGGCTCCGGTGACGAAAATACTGAATCTCTTTTGAAGCAAGCAACAAAGTTTATCGATAGAAAATACGGTAATCGTTTTTTGGGCTTTAAAGCAGTTGGTGATCAACCTCTTTATTGGCCACGTGTTGTCACAAGTACGTTTGCATATCGCGGTGAACTTTGGGCATACACGCTTGATAGCGATGGCAACCCACGTTTGTTTAATGGTATCCAACCTGAACTTGGTCAAGCTGTTGTAGAAATTGCAGCAATGCTTGCACAGCAGATTGACATTTACTCACAGCCAAATCCAATTTTGCAATCAGCAACTTACAAAGTTGGTGATCTGGAAAGTGTTGAAGCTTATAAGTCATCAACAGGCCACCAAGTAAATCAATTTTACAAAGTTGATATCATTCTTCGACCAATTCTGAAGAATGCCTTTGGTGTTCAAATGGTTCGTGGAGCTTAAACGTGAGCCTCAAAGCAAAATTCCAGAATATTGCTCAATCAGTTATGAACCAGTTTGGTGATTTGACTGAATCGGTAATATTCTCTTCTTTGAAAGTTGGCAAGTACGATCCTGTTTCTGGCAAAGCTGGTGATTCAGTAACCAAGTTTGAAGTGCCTGTTGTTTTTGAACGCATTCATGCAAGCCAAAAGTCCTTTTCGGATTTCACACCTGGTGATTCAAAAGTGATCTTTGCTGGTGCATCTACAAATTACGTCCCGGACACTACTGATACGATTACACGTTCTAATGGTGACGTGTATGAAATTGTTGATTGGTACACTGATCCAGCTCAAGCGCTTTACACACTGTTGGCGAGAAAGAGATGAGCATTCAAGGTTTAGACGCTTCTAAAACAGCGTGTAATGCTCTTGCCATCAAAGCAGTAAATAATATGGCAAAAACGGCGCTGGCGGTGGCAAAAGAAGCTACACCAGTTCATACAGGCACTTTGCTTAACGGTTATACGTTAGATGAAGCGACAAGCTCTAATCCTGTTGCAACTATTGAAAACGACGTGCCATACGCTGGTTTCGTCAACGATGGCACTGTTAAAGAACAAGGCCATTTCATGATACAAAAAGCAGTTAGTGCCATTAGCCCAGATGGGAGTAATTATACATGAGCTTGAGTGCAGAACGTATTGCCGTTGAGCAAAGATTTCTGGGCGCTTGGGATTCCAAAACTACACCAGTTATGTTGATGAACAGAAAAGGTTTAGTTTCAGGTACTACCCAAGTAACCGAATATAATTCTTTAAACGAGTGGTGTCGTCTTTCAATCACCCATTTGGTAGCAGCACCCGCTGATATCGGCACGGTTTCAAAACGTGTCCGTAGTAATGGCCTGATTGTCGTTGACATTTTTGTTAAAGAAGGGCTGGGTTCTGATCGCGCATTGGTCTTGTCTGATAACGCGGTAGGAATCTTTCAACTTGCTGATATTGGTGAAAGTGGTGAAATTCGTATTGGTGTTCCCAACATTAAAGAAGTTGGCCAACCAAACGGTCAAAATTTTTATCAGTTATCAGTGCAGTTCCCGTTTTATCGTGACGAGTTCTTCACAGTCGGTAACTGATTTAAATTAAATATTCAGCATAACATAGAGGATATAGTATGTCTTTTACAGCAACAGGCGATAGCAATCGCGCCCAGATGCGCTATGCAGTGGAAACCGTTGTTGGCACAACACCAACCGGCCCACTGACAAACTTGCGTATGACTGGCGAAAGCGTCAACTCTGCTCGTTCAACTACAACTTCAGCAGAAATTCGTAGCGACGCGCAGATTTCAGATCTGATCACTACTGGTGAATCAGCTTCAGGTACAATCAACTTCGAACCAAGTGCTGGTGAGTACGATCCATTCCTGGCAGCTATGCTGCGCGGGACATGGTCAAGCGGTGTTCTGGTTAACGGCACAGCTCGCCAATCATTCACCTTCGAAAAGGGTTTTGAAGACACTGGTAAGTATTACCAATTTGTCGGCGCTGAAGTAGTCAAGGGTTCATTCGACTTCAAGACTGGCGCAACAATGACTGGTTCCATGGATATCATGGCACGTCATGCGTCAAACTCAACAACAACAGTTGGCACTGGCACACCAGTAGCTTCACAAACTGGTTCAGTATTCAACACAGTTACAGACTTCCAAGGTCTGACAATTAACTCAGTTGCTGCTACTGGTGTTCAAGAACTGAAGCTTGATATCAACCTGAACGGCCGTGAACAGAAGCAGATCGGCACAAAGGACTTGGCTGGTGTAGGTATGGGCTTCTTGCAAGTTACTGGTTCAGGTACGATGTATCTGCAAAGCGGTATTTCAGCAATCGAATCAGCATACTACGCAGACACAGCAATTCCAATGACATGGACAATTGCAAAGGGTGGTAAGTCATACACATTCTTGTTGCCAGCAATCAAGGTCAGCTCACTGACTGTTAATGCTACTGGTGTTAACCAAGACGTGGTTATCTCTTTCAACTTCCAAGCAATTTTGGATCCAGTGTCAGGCCACACAATTCAAATCACTAAGGTCTAATCCTTAATTTGAATTAACAAAAGGCTCCTTAGGGAGCCTTTTTCTTCTAATAAATATTCAGCCTAAGTAAAGGAGACTAATATGGCATTCGATTTTAAAAAGTCATACAAGAAAATTGATTCTGGAGTTTGGAAAGACCACGAAAGCGGCGCCAGCTTCAAGATTATTCCAGTTAATACAACATCTTTCGGTCTTTCTGTTGGTGAACTGATGACCCATGAAGATTACGACATGATGCAGAAGCTTAATCCACAAATGGATGAAAACACTTCTGCAGAAGAGCGTGAATTCAAGCTATCCCAAGTAGCAGAATATGCAAAGAAACTCCCAATGGGAAAGTTTGCAAAATTCCAAGCAATGATGACAGTTGCCCAATTGGTGGATTGGAAAAACGTCGAAGCTGACGGAGAAGATATTCCATTCTCAAAAGAAATTGCAATGCAATTCTGTCTAGAAGTTGATGGTTTTATGCAAGCTTTGCAATCGATTATTGCAGAAGTAAACCAAACTGTTGGTGAAGCAACAACTCAAAAGAAGGCAGTTACTAAAAAAAAGTAATTGAATACCTGGCTTGGGAATTGAAGTGGGGACCTTACATTGAAAAGATGCCAGAGGTTCTCAAAAATAATCCAAAGCCAGCGCTAGCAGTTAGCCTAGTGCCATATCTAAAAGCATTGGGTGATTTGAGTGGTGAACGTAAGCATGATAATGGTTTTGTTCATGTAATTCCTTGGACAGCAAAGCTCGCTTGGGCTGAAGCATACGGTGTTCAAGACATCGAATTCTTTATTGACGTCTTGACCGAAGTCGATAATTTTAGTGTTTCAGAAATTAATAGGAAGCACGAAGAGACTATGAAAAAAGGTAAAAAATAATGGCTGATATCAGTACTATTGTTTTGAAAGTTGATGCAACGACAGCTAATGTCACCATCAACAACGTTCACAATCAAATCCAAGGTCTTGACAGTGACTTGGGCAAGCTTAAAAGCTCCATTGAGGCTTTGGCTGCGCCCTTGCAACTGATTACAGGTCTGTTTACGGCTTGGGGTGCGATTCACATCATTGAAAGCTTGGCTGACACTGCTGATGAATACACTAACGTTGGCAATCGTATTCGCCAAACAGTAACCAACCAGCAAGATTACAACACTGCAATGGCTAACGTATTGCAGACAGCTAATGATACTCGCACTAGCTTGGAAGCAACGGCTGAGCTTTATCAAAAGGTGGCTCGTGGTGTTCAAGGTCTTGGTGGTTCAATTCAAGATACGAATGTAGTCACCAAAGCTCTGTCCGAAGTAATGCAGATGAGTGGTAACTCAGGACAGCAATTACAAGGGGCTTTGCGTCAGCTTGGTGACCTGTTCAACACTGGTCAGTTGAAGGGTCAGCACTTCTTGGCGTTGATGAATGATGCTCCTCAAGTGTTGGATGTGGTGGCAAAGTCACTGGGTGTGCCAGTGTCCAAGTTGCATGATCTAGCGACCAATGGCGAATTGACTGCACAGGCCTTAGTTGATGCGTTCAAGAAAGCGGCACCAGAGATTCAAAAACAATTTGACGCACTACCAATGACATTTAGTGGTGCTCTGCAGACTTTGAAAAACGACTGGGAAACCTTTGTGGGAAAGTTCAGTCAAGAATCAGGTCTTGGGGCTTATGCTCAAGCGTTTATCAAGACGATTGCTGACATGGTTATGGGTGTTGGAAATAACACCCTTGAGTATTCAAAACAAGTTGGTTCAGAAATCATTACGGTTTTTGAAACAACGTTGATGACGGCCGCTCGTCTTGTAGACGGGATTAGTACCTTAACACAGAAAGCGGGCAATTTAAATGAAAATGTTAGTAAGTCAAATGCGGCAACGCCTGTCGACTTGCTTCTTCAAGCGTTTGGTTCAAGCACCGCTGATATTCAAAAGAAACTTCATATTCCGGAAGGTGGTTTGATTAGCTTGCTGGTTGCGGGCCCAGATGGTAAACCCCAAACGGCTATTCATACAGCCCAAGATACTATCAAGCAGATTATTGATTCGGCTCGAGAAGGCCAGAAGCAATTAATGGATAACTTGAAGGGTGCGAATCCAGCAAGCTTTGGTGGTGCGAACATTCCAACGATTGTTCCAAACATCGACGATAAGACATTTAAAGAATATGAAAATGCTCTCATTTCAATGACAAAACAGTTCTTGCCTTTGACTTCCGCAACCCTTGAATACCAAAAGCGAGAAGACGAGCTTGAGAAGATTATCGCGGCCGGACCGTTGCTTTGGAATAAGCTAAAAATCTCTCGCGAAGAATTGCTGGCCATTCAAACGAAAATGCACGATGCGTATGTTCGTGAACAAGATGTAGTGTCACTTGCTATCGTGCCAATCAAACAGCAGAGTGATGCTCTGGATCAAGATAAGAATGTTCGTGCTGCTTGGCTTGCAACAAAGCAAAAAGAATACGAGTGGACTGTCAAGAACATTCCAGTAACACAGCAACAGCTTGATTTGTATCGTCAAACGATTCAAACACTTCAAGACAAGCAGAAGACAGATCAATTCCGTCAGGCGTTGAAAGATCAATCTGAGCAATTGATTGTTCAAGCTCAGACTTATGGCTTGGTTGGCGATCAACAAAAGAAAGCAACCGCTATTGCTCAATTGATGTGGCAAGAACAACGTGATGGTATCAAAGACGTAAGTGGTGACATTCAAAACTATTCAAATTTGTGGGATCAAGTCCAAGCAAAGATGAAAGCGGCGTCAACAGCAACACTTGGTTTGCAACAGTCATTCTATGACTATGTTCAGAAAGCGCAAGACGTAGCTGCAAGCACTAAGTCAGCAATGGATACTGTGTTGAGTTCTCTTGAAGATCACTTGACTCAGTTCTTCCAGACAGGTAAGTTTGGTTTTACTGACTTAGTCAACACGATCATCAGTGAATTTGACCGTATTGCTGCTAGAAACTTGATTGGTGCTGTTGTTAGTGCGTTTGGATACGGGAGTAGTGTTGTGACAGGCCATGCTGGTGGTGGCTCTGTAAACGCTGGGCAGACATATTGGGTTGGCGAGAACGGTCCTGAACTGTTCACCGCTGGTTCCAACGGCTACATTAACACCAACTATGATTCACGCCGAATGACAAGCGGTGACTCGCAGGCGGCTCCTTCATTCAGCTTTGGTGACATTCACATCACCAATGCTAACAACGCTTTGAGCGACGCCGAGACGGTCAAGTATTTGGTAAATAGTGTACATGACAAAGTTGTTCAAACCGTAGTCAAGCAAACTGGCTATGGTGGTGTAGTTAGATCAAATTAAGAGGTAATAGATGGCAACAAGTTGGCCTACATTAAGCGTAAAGCCAGATCCATCAAGCAGCATTAACCGTAATCCCCGCATTCAGACGTTCCAAGGCGGGGACGGTTATATTTTGCGCTATGTTGATGGTATCAATTTCGCACCACGCACTTATACAATCGTGTACAAATATTTGAAACCTTCAGATGAGGCTATTTTGAGTCCATTTTTGGACGCCAATCAAAACGGCACTTCTCTTTTGGTTCCTATTTGGCCAAAAGACGCAACTGGTGCGCAAACTGGTTATTTTTACATTACACAAGTGAGTGATGGTCGTTCTTCTGACGGCGTAAACTATGATGCAACCATCACGTTGCAAGAGGTTTATGCATAATGACATTGGCTGCTGATCTCCAAGGTTTGAACCTCGGAAATATTATAACATTGTTTGAGTTTGACCCACAGTATGCACCAAATTCTGGTATAACCAGCGTTGTTCATTCCGCACAAGGTTCGTTCAACGTTGTGTGGAATAATACGACATATAGTGCTTCTAATCTTTCACTTAGTGGTGTTACTGTTGAAAGTGGTGGTTCATTGCAAACACCAACTTTGAATATTTTGCACAATAAGACTGGTCGATTTTTTGTTAACTTGCTCACTAAAGACTTGCGTGGTCTTAAAGTAACTCGTTACCAAATTCCCATGAAGTATGTCACGCAAGTCACACGACTTGATGGCTCTCTTGCATATACTGGTACATCACCAAGTACTGATCCTTCAGTCTATAAGAAAGTGGTGTTTTACATTGACGGTGTTCAAACAAGAGATGGATCATCAGTTACATACAATCTGGCTGTTGCACCAGGTCTTGATGACTTGAACGCATCTGGAAACAGAACATTGAGCGGCACCCAATGTAATTTGAAGTATCGTGTTTGGAATATCACCAATCAAAGCTTTGATTACACAGCAATGGCAGATGGTGGTTGTCCTTGGGCACAAGCTGGTCAACAAGCTAATTATCCAAACTGCGGTTCAAATTGGGGAACTCCGTATTTTGACGCAAACGATAATCTAGTAACTGATCCAGCAAAAGATGTCTGTGGTTTGGGCTTGACTAGTTGTTTGAAGCGATTCCCCGTGAATCCAGCTCATACAAACCCACCAGATCCATTGCCAATTCAAATTTCATTGAAGTCTAGCGGTTAAGAGATTATGGACGATACAACAAAAAATATGATTGACTCAGCAGTTAATTCTGCTGGTAAGTCAATCAATCACGGTCAGCCTTTGGCTACACGCGTTCAACAGAACGGGTTGTCAAGCTTGTTGGCTAAGACCTTTGTGAACGGCACGTCAACTGGTTATTCCAGCTCAGATTTTGGTGTTACGATTGATGCGCATAGCATCCCAGTGATGTATGGCGAGAACATGATTACTGGTGGTGTCACAAACGGTGGCACTATTCGTTCGGACTTGGATCCAAACAACACATTGAAAGTGTTTGAGTTTATTACTGGTGAAGGCCCAGTTCAAGGTATTAAGGGTGTTGACAACAGCAAGCTCCAAAATATCTACGTGAACGGCACACCAGTTGCATCAAGCACTGGTTCATCAAGTTCAAGTGGTTTTGGTTTGAAGGAATTGCTTGGTTTGGGAACTGGTGCCGCAACAATGGCCGCAGTTCCGTTTATCAGTAAGATTCTCGGCAATGATCCAGCAACAGGCCAAGCAATTAAGTCTGCATCACAAGCAATTGCAGACGGCTTGGCTAAAACAGGTACGTTGCCGTTGTCAGCAGTTAATGGATTGAATGTTTCGTCTAATGCCAATAATTTGGACATTATGGCGTATGACAAAGCTTCTGGAAAGTGGATTAATAAGTCATTCGTTGATGTGCATAAAGCTTCGGGTATCACAATTGAAGCTTTAAAAGTCCAACAGAACGGTTCAACAATTGATGGCGACTTCATCACATTGAACTTTCTTGGTGGCGCAACAGTAACTGATGCTGGCAATAGAACAGCAAACATTTCTATCCCATCAGGTTCTAGTGGTGGAGGCACCGGTGGAACTGGTGGAACTGGTGGAACTAGCAATTGTACCTATCATCTGTTAGTCACTGCAGAACCGCAGCCTGGTATGACATATTCATTGTTGCGTAATGGTTCAGTTATTAGCATTGTAAACATTCCTTCTAATGCGACAAGTTATATTGATCCTACGACAAAAAAGAGAATTAGTACAATTCCTTCAAGAAGCGATATTGCATGGTTGCTTGCAGGTGGTGATGAGCCATTGTCTGCGTGGAATTATACAGTAAGCGGACCTCCAGGTTATCAAGGCCCACCAGCTGGTCAAAATTATGGTGGTAGTTCTAATGGTATGGACGAAATGCCTACAGTAAATATCTCCGCGGGTTTTGAACCTTGTTTAGGTTGTGAACAGGCAGTTTGGTCGATCACCCCATCAGATCCTAACTACCCAACAACTTATAACCAGTGTGACCCAATTATCCCTATTTTCAATAGTTAAAGAGAATGAAAGTTTATTTCACACCATCAGGTAGTAATACAGCACCTAACATTGTTTATGGTGGCACTGGCTATCATGTTGGCGATTCAGTTTTTGTTAGAAATGAACAACTCTCCATTGATGATGATGGTGTGTGGTTCAATGTAACATCTGTCGATGCAAATGGAGCAATTACAGGTGTGTCTTTGAACGGCACACCATATTTGCTAGGTTCAAAAGTTGATGAAACTTCTTGGTCGGTTCGAATCACAGCACAAAGCCGTTTGTACATCACCACTACGACAAGTGGTGGTGTGACAACAAAGATTTTTGAACATGATTACGTGTCATTCGCTCAACATGACAGCCCTTGGGATCATTTGTGTACTAGCGTTCTGAACATTGGGAAGCAACCAGACCTTGTTATCGCCTATGCATCGAATGATGGCACTGCGGCGGTTGCTGAAATTACACAGGGTTCAAGTGCTGGTAGCATTATCAAGTTCAGTGGTGGCAATGCAGTCGTTACATCCAAGTCAGATGCGGTTTACCAAGAATATCAAGCAATGGTTGCGCAGATTCAAGCAACTAATGCAGCTAACATGAATGCTTGGACTCAGTATTACAAGAACATGGCCGGTTTTGCAAACCAAGCGGCGGCAAATGTGGTTACTGCCAACAACAATTTGTTGGCTGCCGCCCCATCAGCGTCTGCTTCACAAGCTCAAACATATGCCACACAGGCATTGAATCAAGCTAATACGGCAAATACATATTCATCACAAGCATCCACAAATGCTTCTAACGCTTCTACATACGCAGCAATGGCGGCAACAGCAGCCAACGCAGCAGTAGCAGCGGCTGCCATTGCGACTTCAAGTTCAGCAGCTCAAACAAATGCATCAAGCGCAACATCAAGTAGCAATGCCGCGCAGTCAGCCGTAACGACAGCACAAGCGTCTGCCACATCAGCAGCGTCTAATGCGTCAAGTGCCGTGTCTGTAGCTAACCAAACGCAAGCGGTCGCAACTGATAAGTCATCAGCAAACACTTTGTTGAGTTCGTTCAACGCTTATATTCAGCCACTTGATAAGTCGATGACTTTGGCTATTCAAAAGGTGCCAACTTCAGGAACACAAACCGGTGCAAACTTGGTTTTGTTCAACAACGACAGCAATCAAGTGCCAACCGGTTCAGCCGTGTTTTCTGTTGCGTTGCCAGAATGGACATCAGGCATGACTTTGACTTCTTCATTGTTGAAGATTGCAAATGTTGCAAAGAACGCATTTTCTTTTGATGCTCCTGCGAACACTTATGTCTACAAGTTGACAAATGGAACTTGGGCATTGGCATATACACTACCACGTTCATATTCGCGTGATAGCAATGGCATCACAACAGGCCCAATTTATTGCTGGCGCGTTACCGATTCAAATGGCAATGGCATTTATGATGGCCAGTTGGACACAAACTATGTGAACTACTTTGACGTAATTGGTATTACTGGTGTTGATAGCATTAGTGATGACGGCACATCGATCAGCTTGTATTCTACTGGCGTGTTTTCAAGTATCTGTAACCGAACACAAGCTAGCTACCCTGCACCAACTTATGCGGCGGCACCAACATCAGCAACCTACATTCGTTCCTTTCCAGACAGCCAAGTTTATGATAGCGTATACGGAGCCGGTGGTAATCCTTGGGCTTATGGAACAACCAGTTCAGTAACAACACAATTTACTGGACCAATCTTGTATGACTTGAGCGGCCCAAGTGTTACGCCTTACTGGCCTTGGTTTGCTGGCGCCACAGTCATGATCGGTTTGCCGGCGGCATATGGTGTTCGTGGTTATACAACCCAGAACACGTATTACTACATTGGCGCGCTTGGGGCGGGCACACCAACGACTGTAACAGGCACAGTTCAAAGTCCTAGTCTGATTACAAATTATACGCAGAGTGACCCTAACTATGCACCAACCAAATGGGTGGCAAATAGTAATCATACTCGTTTTATTGTAAATGCGCAACCAGTTAGCTCTTCAAACACCAAGAGAACATTGCCAGCAAATGGTTCTGAGTTTCCAGCACAATCATCGGCGGCTACTTGCGATTCTGAATTGGTTGATTACCACGTTTATTCATGGAATCAAGCCAACACACGGACAAATAAAGGTTCTTGGGTTCAGCTGCCAATATACATCACTGTAACGTATCAACCTACCGGTTCATATTCGTCAAAACCATATATTTCAGATAGACAACGTTTCAGTCCGTTTATTACTGGTTGGAGAACAGATAGTAATACGCTAGGCGGTGTTGAAGTGCCACCAACAACACCAGCTAATGGTGCTGCTGGGACTGGTTCTACTGGTGACTTGCTTGCATTTGGTAATTCGTTTACCGCCGCATCAACAACAATTGATGCGTCACAAGCATCACGTTACGTATTTTCAGTACAATCAGGCACGACTACGTATTCAACCGGCACAAATGGTTCTACGTCAACCAACACGACTATTGCTGGTCCTGTTGTTCCGACGACACCAACTGCGCCATCAGTTGCTTATACTCCATCAGCAACTACACCAACTGATACAACAAGCAGCAATACGTTTAGCCAGTATGCACCACCACCAGCAGTGTTGCCAGGCAACACGCCAGGCAAATCAGGTTCGTACACCCCAACTACCGGCACGACTACCACGTTGGAAAAGACAGCGGCAGCTACAGTTCCAAATGGTACAAAGTTCAAGACTTGGGCCGAATATGATACAATTGGTAATCCAAATAACCCAGTAAAGATCAACTTTGCAACATGGGGTATTGGTTACATTAAACCTGATAGAAAAGGTCGTTACGGTCTCACCACAACGCAGTATCAAGTAACAATGACTGGTGGAAACCCAACAACGCCAGCTGGTGCATTTCCGTTGTGGACGCCTTCAGGTACTTTTGGTGAATTTAGTAATTTGGCTCCAGCAACACCTGGTGAAGGTTATACTGATAGCTCAAGCTTGACATTTAACGTTTCAATCTACACTCCACCAGCTCCGTAAATATACGGTAAAGTTTTTGAGATAAGATATGCCATTATTTGTTTACCCAGGTTCAGGTTCCGCTCCTGGCGGAACCTTCCCATCAATTTCAGTTGCAACACCAGCCGACCGTCAATATGATGCTAGTTCATCTACTGACGGAAATGGTGTTCAATTGCCAGTTTTTACCGTTACTGGAACAGGAACGATTACAGTTACTTTCAATTTTGTTAGTAACGGTAATGGAGGTAGCTTTGATATTACAGCTTCAGGGTCTGCTACTGTTGATGATACCGCATTTTCAGTAACTGGCACTTTGGCAGATGTCAATGCGTCATTACAGGATGTTTTTGCATTTCCTCCTGATGGTTCAACTGGAACAATTACGTATTCGGCGACCGTAACTGACAGTTCTGGTAACTCAGCATCACTGTCAACACCTTGCCAACTTTTGAACAGCGCGCTCACCGTTGCTGCAAAGAAAGCTGAAACACAAATTACAGTTTCAGGCACGACAGGCACGATTCAGTTGACTGTTCAGGGAACAGCTATTTCAGATGTAATTACGTTTCAAAATGTTGACCAAGTTGCAACAGATTTGGCCAATTCAATCAACGCAAAGACATCGTCAACTAAATTTACAGCCCAGGACTTGGTAGGCGGCTCTCTAAGCGTCTACGGGTCTGATGCTATGGGTGGAGTATTGAATGGTGTTGTAGTCGGAGCCAACGTCACTGGTGACTTGGCAATCAGCGGCGGTTCGTTTAGCGGTGGTGAAACTGAAGTAACCGGCCCACAAACCTGGGTAGATAAGATTTCAGACATCGCGAAATCAGCTTTGCCTATGGCTGGTGCTGGTCTCGCACTTGGTTTGGTTAACAACTTGCTTGGTTCTGCCCAAGTGCAAGTTCCAGTGTCAAGTTCAACTGAAACACCAACAGTTTCTGTAGTTTACCAAGGTAAACTAGTAAATGTTTCAAATGACTATGACCCAGTTTCACGCACTTATGGTGGTGGTTGGGATGGTGTAACATTTAATCAAGTCTATTCAACAAATACAGCATGGTGTGCTTTGGATTACTTGTTGAGCACTCGTTATGGTTGCGGTAGCAATTTCAAGTGGTCAAGTGATCAACTTCAACAGGTATATCAGCAACATTATTTGGCTGCTCAACGTTGTGACGAACTTGTTTCTAATGGATCGGGTGGAACTGAACCGCGTTTTCAATTGAATGCTGTTTGCCAAGGCCAGTCAAAGATTGATACGTTGCAAGCAATTGCTGGTAACATGTTAGGTCATTACGTCTTCCCAGACAACACACCATATTTGGTAATGGACCAGCCTGGCTATCCAAACTTTATTGTGACAAATGCAAATACTTTGAATGGTGCTTTTCAAGCATCAGGTTCAAATATGCGTAACTCATATAACTATATCAAAGTTGATTACATTAATGGCGCCAATAATTTTGTTAGTGACGTGGCATTTGTTTATGATGCTGCTGATATCCAGACAACTTTTGAACGTCCTTACGAAGTAACAGCATTTGGCGTTACTAACGTAGGTCAAGCTCTACGCTACGGTCGTTGGATCAAGGAAACAGAAAACGCAGATCCGTTGCTTATTTCATGGACTGGCTTGCCAGATCATTGGAATTTGAAAGTTGGTGACGTTGTTTTGCTTGTAAACAATCACGATTGGTTTTCAACATCACCATTCAATTACGTTCAAGGTGGCCGTGTTCTGAGCAATAACGGTAATCAGTTTACACTTGATCGTCCTTGGATTAGCCCATCAAGTGGTTATGGTTACTTCAGCGTTCAAACAGCAAACGGTGATATGTGGCAGTCAAATGTTGTTGGTGTGAATGGTAACACAGTCACAACTCAATACAACTTCTCAGGTTTGTCACTTGCCGATCATGCTATTTGGTGTAGCGTTGGTTCTGCAGATATTGAAAAGTTCACATATCGAATTATTTCAATTTCTGAAGACACAAACTTGACATATAAGATCTCGGCCATGCGTTATACGTCAGATAAATACTCGCAAATTGACAACATTTGAGGTTTAACATGGCCAACGACGTGATTATTATTTCACAGCCAGTGGAACCAAACGTTTTGGTCATGTATGAAGGCCCACAGGGTCCACAAGGTGACCCTGGCCCTAAAGGTGATATTGGTCCACAAGGTGACAAGGGGGACAAGGGTGATGCTGGTCCTTCTGCTTTAGGAACAAAGACTACGCTTTACGAGCTTTATGGCTCTAATGTGGGTGGCGCGGCAGTTGATGGCAGTGATGCTATTCATACTAAATTACTCACACAAGCTGGTCAAGGCGTATTTTTGACTACAGAGTCTGTTAACAGAATCGTTTTTACTTGCTTAGGTAAAAACCGATCAACGGGCAGCTTCTGTACTTCATACAGACCAACACTTTCTTTCTACATTGAAATAGGTTCCGATTTTCATTCAGCAGTATTTCATGATGAAGGTTCCGCGCAATACAGTCCGACGGGGCTAATTTGTAGTGACGCAAATATAGCAGTAAATATGCCAACAGATAGTGGCGGCAATAATAGCCCATTGCTTGATGCTACCACTGGTGAGCTCTCATTCTCTTTCGGCGCATTTAATTTTTCAACACCAGATTCTGCTAGTGGCAGTTTTGACTGGTATGTAAAAGTCGAAGTAATGACTTTTAAGTAAACACGAGGTTTCTATGGCAATTATTGCTACCCTAGACAATACACTGCAACAAGGCGACAGTGAAGGCTTCAAATTCTGGTGTAAAAAGTATTCCGTCCCTGGTGACACAACATCACCTCTGATTAATCAATACGATTTCACCGGTGCAGTCGCCAGAATGCAAATGCGTACTTCATACGCAGCCACATCAGCTGCTGTTGACATTAGCAGCATCCTTACTACTGGTGATCGAATCATTCTTGATAACACTGATTGCAGTGTTGAAGTTGTTTTGACAGCCGAAACCATGGCAAAGGTAAAAGCTGGTGTGTACGTTTATGATATTGAATGTACGTTTGCAGATGGCACGGTAACTAAACTGGTTAAAGGTTCAAACACTGTTGAGGCTGAAGTAACTAAATGAGTGATGACGACCAAATCATTATTGTATCACAACCAGAAGATCCTGTTGTTCTAGTTGTTGATAGTCAAGATAGCGTCTTGGTTGCCCCAGTAGCAGAAGCATCAGTACTTGTTATTCACGAAGGACCGCAGGGCCCTAAGGGTGATCCTGGTGATGTCCCAGACTGGGTTACTAAGACAAGCATCACAGTAAGCAATACAGCCCCACAGAGCCCAAATATTGGTGATTTGTGGGTTGATACAAATTAAGGTAAGCAATGGCAACAACAATCACAACTGATACCTACCTCGATACTGCAACTGGAACTCGTGTAGCTGGTGAAGCTTGGATCGTTCAAGGCTGCACATTTACAGTTAGAACTGATACTAGAGTTTATGCTGGTGCCCCTGCTGGTATGACTGGTTCATTGTCAGGTATTACTGGTGACTCAGGTAAGGGTTCTAACTTCGTCATTGACGGTTCTAAAATTCGTTGGATGGCGTTTGACACCGGTTCGGGAACAGTTCCAGCTATTGGCACTACTATTTCACAAGGTGGAGTAACAGCATATTTGCTGGGCGTATGGGCTGACTACGTTTCAGCCCCAATCTCGGCTGGCGGTGCTATGCCAGCAACTGGTTACATGAAGTTCCGTGAAGTTAATAATGGATCATTCAGTGCGGGGGCTCTAACTGGTATTTCAGCAAATGCGTCAAGCCCTGATGTTACTGGCTGGTTGGAATATGTATCAGATGCTGGCGCAAACATTGCGCCATCAGCTTTTGGTAACGGCATTACAGTAAAGGGTGATTGGTTTTACTTAGGAACAACTTCGGGTTCGCCTGGGCAACAAATTAATACCCCAACAAATGGCGGCGGAAGCACCACGTTTGTAAACGCTGTTCAAATTGAAACAGCGCCTGGTTCTGGTGTGTTCGAATGGTATCCAGCCATGACGACTACCACAACAGCGTTGGGTAACCAGTTGTGGTCAACTACCAATATCACAACAGACATTAGAGCAAAGTTTGTTGAAGCTATGCCAAACGGAATCGTTCGTATTGGTAGTGACGGCACGAACAACATTGGCTATACTCCTGTTGCTGGTTGCCGTATCAGAATGCCAAATGTCATTTGCCGAACAGTGACTACATCAGCGCGTGCAACAAATGCAACACCAGGTGTGAACACCCGCCCTACTTGGAACTGCATCAGACTGAACCTGTCAAATGTCCACTCTGAATATGCGTTTTCAAACAGCATTAACACGATTCAGCTTGTGTTTAACAACTCATGTAATGACACCGTTATTACCGTGAGTAGCACAGAAAACGGCAACATCAGCAATAGTTGTATTGGTGGCTTTATTACGAGTGCCGCAGTTATGTTGAATATTAACTACTCAACAACTGGTAGTGTTTCTAACACCAAAGTCGTAAACCAACCATTCTCTAGCGGCGCTATTAATATCACATATAGCTCAAATCTCACTTTTACTAATATTGAATCAGTATCAGTGAAGGTCAGAACGACTACAACATTTGGTATTTCAGCAAATAGCGTGGCAAACGTTACGATTTCCGGGTACAAGTGTAAAGGGGTTCAACCATTTACTTTGACAAATGCAAGCAACTGGACCATAACAAACGTCGATCACGTTGATCGAGTTGAAGGACCAACAACAGCCACCGCCAGCGTCAACGTTGTGACAATTTCTGGTTGTAACACTATTACGCTTGATACATTGACATTTGGTGAAAATGGTCAATTGGCAAATACACAGCCATACGGCAACTTGCTACAGTCATCAAGCCCTCCTAGTACAAATGTAAAGATTAGAAATTTCGGTACTCGAGCTAATCCGTTGAACTGTGGATCATCTGCTACATTCTATCCATCAGGTTTGTATTTGGCTCAAACTGGTGATTCATACATGAAATTTCAACGAATTTACCTAACAGGTGTTCGTTCAACCGCTTTGGGTCAAGTTGGTGCAGCGTCACAGGGTATGTTGTTTGAAGACATTTACATTGGCACATTTCCAACAAACACAATTGCTGGTCGAAATGCAATCGCTAGAAAGATCGCAAGTGCAAATGCGTCGTCAGTCGCAACATCAGGCGCTAGTGGTTGTCACTGGATCGATGGTTTTAGCTCAGATGCGGCTGGGTATATTAAGTGGTATGCGGTTACACCAACACCGGAATCACAAGATAAAAACTATCTGGTTGTGACACCAGCAATGGGAACCGGTTACACATACAGCTCAACTGGTTTGTCACTTGATACGTTGAACGATTACGCATTTTCAGAATCTCAATGGATGTTCATTGGCCATACTGGATTCCAAAACGCAGCACCAACAGCAAACGGCACTTCAACTGGTTACACATATTACTATGACTTGGATATTGGTAACGGGTTCAGAGGCACTTGGACTTTGGCTACTGGTGCAAACTTGGCAGCTGAAACAATTCCGTCAACTGGTTTTAAAATGCGTTTGAAAGTCCTCCAGACGTCATCTAGTACGACTTTGAACTCATTGAACTACGTGATGTTTTTGACAAACACGTCACCAACAGCACAACAATCAGCGCAGTATCCACTGGATACAAATACGCTGACATTTACTGGATTGCAGACAGGTTCAGAAGTTCAGTGTTACGTTGGTACAAATCCAGCCACTTCTGTTTTGGTTGGTGGAACAAACAGCTCTTCTGGTTCAACGTTCAGCTTTACTCATTCTGTTGGTGGTCAAGCTGGCTACATTATGGTGTTTGCATTGGGATATGATGCGATTTATATTCCTTATACATATAAGACAACTGATGATTCTATTTTGATTCAGCAGATTGTAGACAGAAATTATTATAACCCTGTTTGAGGTATTAAATGAAAATCATATCTAGCACTGACGGTAAATACATCGGTGCAGATATGGCAGTCCCCCAGGTTGGTGACCTAGTCAACCTTGGGGATTTTCAGTTAGCAGTACAATTCGTACGAGAACTGGAAGACGGCCGTATTTGCTTAGGATTCCCTAACTATCAACTCGTTTTAGAGGTTTAACAAATGACAATCATCGTTGACCCAGATAACCTGGCAATGACTACTGACATTGTTGTTGACACAACAGCACTCACCATCAAAATCAATACAACCGGTGCAGTGACAAACGCTGGTTCAACTGGTGGCGTGTCAGGTCAGGCTCTTTATTCTTGGCTTAAAGAGCAATGGAAGGCAAGTAGCACTTTGATTAAATTCAAATTCCCAATGGAAGCAATTACTCCAGAACAGTTTGAATTTAAAGATGGCTGGAAACCTGCCGATGACGCAACAAGAAAGCTTATCCGCAATGCTGGTTGGGCGGAAAAAGATTCAAGCGGCAACATTTTGCGCAAGTATATGGGCGTAATTACACTGGGTTCACTCGGTGCAACTGACCAACCATACTATCGTTTTGATACTGGCTCTAAGGTAGCATTTACCTATGCTGGTCCAACAAACGAAGCGGTTCAGATTTTTGGCGATTCCAACAACGGTGGATTCGACTACACTGCTGGTGACACGGTTACTCTGTACGTTCGAGAACAAGGTAAGACATACGCAAGCTCAAACAACAGCGCAATTGGTGCGTCAACATTGACATACCAGGTTTACCGCTTCCCACTGAGCAATGCAACTGACTTGAACATCGTTGACACTGATGCAAACGTGGCAGCAAACGCTCCATACACTGGCATCACTGTTCAGTACTACACAACAGACCAAATGCGTAATATTGACGGAACAAGTCAACCATTCCGCATTATCGTCACCGATGCAACCGGCACCGCGTCAACAGCTCAAATTTACACCAAGTTGCAATATGAATTGCGTCAAAATTCTGACATTGATGCAGGTCCAGGCACTGTAACTGGTTCAACGGCTGATGCGTTGGTATCATTTGTTGGTAACACGCTTGTTGGTGCTACTGGCGTCGCAATTGACGGCTTGAACAGCAACTACTTGAATAGCGTTTCTCTGTTCGACAAGAACGGTGTGAACCGTCTGTACCCATTCGTTGCTGCTGGCACAATTAACTTTGGCGCCCAAGCTGGTTCTGGTGACTTTAAATACGTGATGTTCTTCAATAGCACGCCAAGCGGCAATTACGGTTCCGCAAATGCTGTTATTGTGCAAGACAAAGATGGAAATCCAATTACTGGCACGTACAATGGCTCTCCAGTAAGCTTCACATTCGCGTATGACACCAATACTCAAGGTGGCCGTACAGCAGGCCAGGACGCCGCGGTTACGCTGGTAGGTATTGGTTTGGCAGGCGGTCAGTATGTGTCAGTGACAACTACGATTACTCGTACAGCAGGTCAATCAGTACTGTTGGCTCCAGCACAAGAACGTAACTATTCAAACCCAGCTTAATTAGGTAAACTAAGTGATTACTTTCGACCCAACAACAAATCGAATCGTTCTTGATTCGGCTTACGCTTCCGCAAGTGATGTTTATTCACAGTGGAAGCGTTGGGTCGCGACTAATGACAATTTGAAATACTTACCAGCATTTCGAAGCGTCGGTGGTGACCCACTTAGTGCTGATACTTCTGTGCCTGTTTATTTGTTTTTGATGAACGGGTGGAAGATCAGGCCTATGGAAGCAAATCACACACTGCATATTACTGGTGGTCAAATTAGCTGCGATGACGGTTCAGACCCAGTCGTTCCTACACTTGGCAACTACAATGTTTTGGTTGATCGCGAAGTTCCCGTTGCTGCTATTGGTGTTGTAAGTGGTGGAAGTTCTAGTGTTGATCCTAATGCTATTGCTGCCGCCGTAGTAGCAGCGTTGAATCAACAAACCGTCAATGCAAACGTCAAGCAAGTCAACGGTATTGCCGTTGGTGGCGCGGGTACAGAAAGCAACCCATGGGGCCCAGCATAATGTGGGGCAATTCATGGGGTAAATCTTGGGGGTTTAGTTGGGGTGATTATGTAATTGTCACACCATCAGGCTTCAAAGCTTGGGATGGAAGTTCTTGGGTATTGAAGCCACTTAAAGTGTGGACTGGCAGTGCTTGGGAAGCCAAACAAGTAAAACGTTGGAATGGCAGTGCTTGGATTAATTATCCAAACTAAAAAAAGGGAGCATTTGCTCCCCTTTTTTACCACTTGAAACTGCCTTTCTTATATTTCGGATCTGCTTTACTGACCCATCCGTAACCAGCATCCTTTTCTCTTTTAGAGAACTTCTTTACGGTGGTGTCTTGGAAAGTTTGCTTGCGTATTACGCCCTGAACTTGACCCACTTGAACATTCAAATGTTCAGCTAAATGGCGAGAGTTCATACCATATCGACTCATCACTTTAATGAATTCAGCTTGTCCTCTAAACAACATAGGAGGCAGTGGATTCAAATGTGGGCGTGTTCTACCTTTCTTTTCACGATCGGCCGCGTTATCAGCTCTGGTGCCTAAGAAAATATGTTCTGGGTTTACGCAGGCGGGATTATCGCATTTGTGAAGACAGCACAGTCCTTCTGGGATTGGACCGTTTTTTGCTTCCCAACTAAATCTATGAGCTAATTTGGTTTTACCGCAACCAATGTGAAACACTCCATAGCCTAATTGCTTTTTTCCGTTACGGTATGGTTGCCACATAGCTCGGTGGCCCATCCATTCCCAACAGCCTGTTTCCTGATTGATTACGTATTTTGCATTGAATTTGTCAATTGTTTTTTGTGAATACATGATTTCTCCAAATAAAAGCATTCGGAGATATTTATGGTAACAAATTTATGACAAAATGATTTGCAAAAGTTGGTTGGTTATTGTTAAATAGATGTGTTGACGGGTTTTCATTCAAAGAGTTTTCCCTGATGCATTTAGGTTTCTCCAAATCTACTTCTTAATATTTGCCATATATTAAGTTCAAAGCCCCAAGATTTTCGAGGTCTTGGGGCTTTCCTCATTTCTGGCTATCAATCATCAACATGTTGCTTTCGCTCAGTGTTGTAATCATTCGGATCATAATAAGCCAAATACTTGCTTGCGCCTTGTGTGCAACGATCTTTTGGTTCCATCACAAAAATTAGTGGCTCAGCACCACTAATAGACAGAATTAGTTGAGCGTGTTCGACTTCTTCACCATCAGCATTTTTAGCTTTGAACAACTGCATAACAGCGTATTGATCCGTGAATGTCACAGTCCCCATACTAAGTCTTGGGCTTTTTACTTGAACAAAACCAGCTCTAATCTCAGGATTCTCTTTACGCATTTCAAGCAAAGGTTCATAGAAGTCAGCCGCAGTTTCAGCATCTGGAAAATGCTTCTTTGCGTGAGCTTTGATCTTATTGCTAGGGACCATGCTGATATAAACTTTACCATCAGGTCGGTATGTGTTCACTTTACCAACGCAATAGTCCATCTTAACAGAAAATTGGCTCATTCCTCTTGAACCCGTGCCTCGATTATCAAATACTTGAATACGCATCCATGTAATTTCTGACAAAGGTGGCAAGGCCAGCATACGAGCATCTGCTTGTGTTGCTTTTGTGCGTGCGGGGCTTGTTGGGAGAGCCGTGGCGCTGTCGGCTAGCTCAGGTGCTGCATGGGTACGTGCTGGTCGATTGAACGGGTCAAAGCTCGTTCCCAAGCTCGTAGGGGAATTTTCGTTTTCATTCATTTCTTGTTTTTCTCCAAATTTACTCTTCTGGCAAACGAAGTGCAGCCATTTACCTCATTTCTGGGTCGTGAGACCGTTAATCTGGGCAAGCGATGCAAGAGCGTAGCCATTCGTCTTCTGCAGAGAAAGAAGTCTTTCTTATTAGTCTAATAATTATTCTAATTTCTTCTATTAGACTAATAAGAATGACACGTGATATGCCATAAATCACTTCTTATTAATAAGAATGACTTTCTCTACAGGTTCAGTATTTAACTGCTTCACCATTTAGGCGTCAATATTATCCTTGACTTGGTGTTGACGCATTTGCTTCTTGAACTGCAATACGCTCTTGACCATGTGTCCAAGCCGCAATACCCAGAATGCTACCAAAGGCAAGATGAAATAAACCGCTTCCTTGCAAAGTTAGTGGTGACCAAGTATGTGCTTGGTGAAGCATCTGAAGCGCTTGAATTTGCCCAGCTGAATCTTTAAACTCCAATGCCAGACGTATAACATCAGCATTGTTGAACTGCCAATTTACCCATTCAAAGACAAGTGGCATTACGGTAAAGTCCATAACGCAGATGAAAAGGTAAACGTATGCGGCGTAAATTCGCCATTTTGAATTGATTAGATTATTGTTCATTATTGACCCTTAAAGAGAGTAAAACTAGTTATCTCATCAAATGGTAGTTAAATAGTTCTGATAACCTCGGAAAGATTATCAATGGCTGTTCAAGAAACCATCTAGAAATAGGTGGTTTCGCCATATTTGGTTGAATATTGTATTAGAAAATATTCGCCAACTTAAATACTTTAGAACGTCCTAACATGTAGCGATCATGAACACCAAACTTTATTTCACTGAAGCAATGGTTGCCGAAATTCAAGCAAGCGACAAAACACCAATGCAGCTTGCAGAAATTTACGGTTTACCAGCTCCAAAAATGGCCAAACTCAAAGAAGGTAAGCTGCCAATCTGTAGAGAACAGGGCTCAAAACTTACTGTGATTTTTGTTGAACCTGATTTCCCACGTATTCGTTCTAAAGAGAATCTGCGTATTGAAGATGCCAGAGAGAAAATGCGTAAGGACTTGGCTAAAGGCAAGAACGTTAATTTCTACAAAGAATGAACTGGTCTATCAAATACAACTTTCAAGCTAATGATGGTGATCACAGCCTGGAATTCATCTTCTTGGAATCGTTCGATAATCACGAGTTTGAAATCTATTATGGCACCTTGGATGCATTTGCGCTTATTGGTGTTATTACGGCTGAAAATGATTATGATTTGACGTATAATGTCAATGAAATAATCTTTGTTAGGCGATTGGCAAATGTCATCAGATCGAGGTTTTCTCAATTAAATCAAGAAGTTACGTGTGATCTTAAGAAAAGTCTGTGATTAAACTACGCCACATTTTGTATGCAAACGCGGAACTGTTTGAAGATATTCGAACAGACGTGGCTGATTATCTTTTCGAGAATCATGTTTCTGTTGAAGTGACGTTTAAGACAAGCAGCAACTTGGTGTGTATTGCTTTCTTTTCAAACTCAGATTTTACTAATTTTGTTGAGTATTTTGAAGGGCGTTTATAATAAATATTGATGACAAATGTTTTTGTCATGTATTATTCTTTGTAGTGCTTTGTATTTTTCATTTGTTTGGTTCAAATCCTTATGAAAGGGGTTTCTAAGGTAGAAAAGGTTCGCAATTGCGAACCTTTTCTTTTTGACTAAAGTAAAATACTGTTGCATAATGGTTTTGTTGTGGAAATCTCCGGGAATAGATGTTCATAACTTTGTATGTGTTTTGTCATTGATTGAGAAAAGAGCCAGTTTAAAAACTGGCTCTTTTCTTTTGACTGGTGAAAAAGAACCCTCTAACTCAACAGCCTATAACGTTAGAGGGTTTGAAGGCTTAGGTGCTACTGAAAACACCTAAGCACCGTAAACACTACAATCATTCATTATGAAACGCAAGGCTTTCTTCACCTTGCGTTTCATAATAGTTGTTTACTTGACATCTATTCAACATAGCTATGTTGAATACGTTTGCGGTTACACAAATGATTTGTATCATCAAACTAATAGTTAGGACAATCAGCCATTCTTGATTTAATGAATGCTCCACCAAACGGCGGCTTGTAAACGCAATCAACGGTATCCAACAGCAGATTAGAAATAGATTAAGTTTGATTTGGTTTCTAATTTTCATTTAGGGTTTCCTTGTTATGGCGCCATAGTATAACTGGCACCAAATGAAATGCAACTGTTTTTATAGGTATTGCGAGAACGTCAGCTTGAACAGTAGGGCGTCTGTATCGTTTGTGAAGGCAAACGCAACACGTTTCTTTCTGCGTTCCATCGAAGACCAGACAACTGGATTGACTGAGCCGCTTTTCCCCAAACAGCAATCCCATTCTTGGGCATTCGCTTTACACCAACGAATCTGTTCAAGGAATTGCTTATGCTGTGGATAGACGGTGACAGTAAGGTTATCGACGCTCATTGCGCCCCACCGTAGAGGCTGACCCATGCTTGGACAAACATCGCTTCTTTGTCTGCGTCGTAAAACATAATGTCAACGTCAACGCAGCCTTTCGGAAGAGCTACATCGCTTCGCAACGTCAATGTTTCCTTGTCGAACAAGGCTGTTACACCGCGAATCTGCGAGTGGAAGCTATAGCCGCTGTTCATAACGTCAGGACCGAACCTGTTAAGACACCAGCGGTAAACCGTTGCAACATGTTGATTCGCTTCCTCTGCTGTTGGAGCAGAGCTAACACTAAGGGGTATCTTTGCGCGATAGACTGACGTGCCGTTTGGACTGTTTTGATCACGCTCGAAATGTGTGGGTTTGATTTGAATTGTGATTTTAGCTTTCATTTTATTGTTTCTCTAATTCTTGCCGCTTATCGTTGCGGCATCTTGTTCTTATGATTTGATCGTAAAACTTTGAAACGATGGTCCCAGCTCAACTTCACTCACCTTATCGTTTCCGTAGCACCCATTCTGCGCGACTGCGACTTCCTTATCGCCCCATTTCGAGATTAGCGCGGCTAGTTGCGTTATCAACTCGCTTGCTTTCATTGTCTTGCTCTCCATTCTCGTTTAAACAGTTCTGCTTCATCTTTATCATCAAAGAACAGAACGGGATATTTGTCATAGCAAATCGAATCATTGAACTGAAACTCTTTTGTATCAACAACATACGGCTTTTTACGGCCATTTGATTTGCCCATTAGGACAGTCCCAAGTAGGTTTTTATTGCACCAACATTCCATGTCATAAATGATGCGTTCTAAATCACCTTCGTTTCTAACTGCAAAACGTTTCATTTGTACTTCAATCAGGTTCATTTTTTATTCTTATAGTATTTTCTTGCTTCTTGATCTTCTGCTAGTATTGAATGCCATGTTTGGTTTTCTATTTGCAAAAAGTCTTTCATTTGCTGCATTACTTCTTCTTCAAAATCAACTGCATCGTACGGACTGTCGAAGTAAACATGAATTGTGTTGCCGTTAATTTGGCAACGTTCATCCCAGGTTCGATTGTGTTTGCGCAAAAAACTGTTAACATACGATTTGCCAATTAACTTTGATGCTTCGTGCTTAAACGGTCCTATATGTGCTCTAGGTTTGTACATAGGGTTTCTCCATAAACGTTGTCATGTTATGTTCGTCAAGGTGGCACGTCAAAATAAAAGCCGCAAATGCGGCTTTTATTTTACATCCAGGCGTCGTCAGCCAACTCTTCAGACCACTTCAGCTTGAACGCAACTGCATCAGAATCGTTCTCGAACCAAAAACTAATTTCAGTCAAAACCATGGCTTTATTGTTGTAGCGATTTGCCCAAGAATCTTGTTGAACTGTGCTATGAAACGAAAGATCAAATGGCGTACTAGCATCCAACAGATCATACACCATATGATGAACTACGCTATATTCTAGGCACCTTTCGTTAGTCTTAAAACGTTTTTGTGGTGAAATTTCGTGCAGACCAACATTTCGATATGCGGCCGTTTCTGGTGAGGGGAATTCAATTTCATGAATTCCGTGTTTTACTATATAAGCAGCTGAACCACTTCGATTAATAATGAACTTTGTAACTTCAAAATGTGTCATCTAGGTTTCTCCATAAAAGTGACGGTGTCATTCTTGCAAAGAAACCCAGTTAACTCAAATTAAGACATGAACAATTCTGCTTCAGCGTTACGGCGTGTCACCAAACCTGGAAGTGGCTTACCACCAGCATTGCACCACTTCTTGAATTCGCCGGCGGCTGCTACATAGTTTTTAGCATTCAGGTAAACCAACAAATGTGATTTCCGCAGACTGCCAATACCCAAGTTGTAAACGAAATCAACCAACGCATCAAACTGGTTCTGGTTGAGTGCAACTTTTACAACCGCCAGAAGCTGTTCAGCTGCCTTGGTAAGCTCGACCATCAAAAGAGCGTCAGCGTCTGCTTGTTTGATCTTCTTCCCCTTGGTGACTGGCTTTCCGTCAATGGTCGTCACGCCATAACCAATTGTCCAAACACCAACAGAGTCTTGGTAAGCAGTTAGCTTACAACCTTCACTTGACTTAACTAGATCAATACATTTTTGTGATGGGGTCATTGCCATCTCCTTCCTTTTTCAGCACCACCTTCTTTTGTGAACTTAAACTGAGAATGAGAGGTGACTTGTTTTTCCATTTCAGTGTCTTTACCAGTTTCTTTTGTTGTGCATGAGCAGAAAAATTGCGGCTTATCACTCATACGAACAAACTTGTCTTCAACATTGCCACAAGCTGGGCATTTAAAAGTGTAAATTGGCATGAATTACCTCATTTGTTACAACCACAATCGTGGCCTGACGAGCAATCATCGCAAGCACAATCAGCCAATTCAGCAATGCGTTTGCGATAAAGCTCAATGAATTTGTCGTTTTGGAAATGGATCACCATATTGCCATGTGCTGCATCAACGGGGCAAACTTGGTTTGGATCTGTTTCAATACGTTCGTAAACCATCTGGCACTTTTCACAGCAGAATACGAAATATGTTTCATTCATTTCTTTTCCTCATCTGGACTAAAAACAAAAGTATCAAGCTTATTTCGTTGCATGATCCAATCTGGGTATGGCAAATGGTGAATGCCATGATCTTGTGCTCTGTGATGCTTTTCACACAAAACCATCATGTTGTATGGTGAATCAATAAAGTCACTTGCTTCTTTAAAAGTTGACCAGTCGAAATTGGGATGCAATTCACGCATCTTGACCCAGTCAATTCCATTAGCATCGGCCCATTCAGCATGGAAGTGGTGAACTTCGCGTTTTTCTTTAGAACCGCAGATCCAACATGGTGTATCTTCAACAGCAACCAATTGATGCTTTGTTTTTCTAAACAAACTCGACTCAGTGCGAGGTTCGTGATCTGGATAGTAACGATCAACCTCGACTTTTCCTTTTACTTCATGTTCATTTTTCATTTGTATTCACCGCGTTTACTGCGCCGTTGTAGATGTCGATACAGGCGTTCCGTTCAACAATTGCTGCATCGCCTTTTGATGCGATTGCAAGAGCTGCGTCATGGAAGTTGTTAAGTTCGGCTCTAATTTGGTCTGCAAGTTGATCGGAAGCTGCTTGACTTGAGCTTGTTGCGCCGCCACCACTACTGGTGATGACGCGCAAGCTGTTAGAAGCAATGTGCAGAGCGTTAGTGGAATCACGCAATTGGTTTTGAGCAGCAATGAGCTGAGCATTTTGATCTGCCTTTTCTTTAGAAAGTTGGTTAATTACCGTTTGTTGAACTTGGCTTTGGATATTATCAGCTTGGGCAACATGGTCTTCTGCTTTCTGCTGAACAACTGCGCTCTGAAGCTTTATTGAGTCTTTGTATTTGTCAAAAACCAGATTATCTACGTGATGCATAAACGCAACCGCGATAGCAATAG